CTAAATCCTATAAAGGGGAATAAAAATGGCTGTTACGCAATCACGGGATACCCGTACTGTAATCGCAGGGGCGGACCTTTCTGCCGCACAATACAAGTTCGTTAAACTAGACTCTGCTGCTGAAGCAGTTTTGGCTGGTAATGGTGACTCTGCATTTGGCGTTTGCCTCGTAGGTGCCGCTGAAGATAATGCCGCTACTGTAGTTGTCCAAGGTAAGACTATGGTTAAGTGTGGTGGTACTGTTACCGCTGGTGGTGCTGTTGGTATTGATGCCGCTGGTCTAGCTGTAAACGCTGCTTCTACTGACATCATTATGGGTTATGCGACTGAAGCTGGTGTTACTAACCAGATCATTGCTATCGAACTCATTCAAGGCGGCAACGCTGCTGCTTAATAGCATAGAATAAGGAACATTATAATGCCAATGCTAACCCCATCACAGGTGCATATCGACCGTCCGTTGTCTAACTTGACACTGGCCTATGCACAATCACAAGAGAACTTTATCGCAGATAAGGTATTTCCCACGGTAGGTGTCGCACGTCAGTCTGACAAATACTACATCTATGACCGTGCCAACATGAACCGCACTGGTGACGTAAAGAAACTTGCGCCACGCACTGAGGTTAACCGTATCGGTATGACCATTTCTAACAGCAGCTACTTTGCTGATGTGTATGGTCTTGGTATGGACTTTGACGAGCAGACTATTGCTAACGAAGACGAAGTACTACAAATCCGCCAAGCGGGTGCGGAGACTCTGGCTATGCGCCTGATGATCCACCGTGAGGAGCAATTTGCTTCGACATTCTTTACTAATGGTGTCTGGACAACTAACGTGTCTGGTGCTGCTTCTGGTGCAGGTACTCCTGTATACTGGAACGACTACACCAACTCAACACCTATCCAGAACGTAACAGATGCTCGTCGCACTATGCAACTTGCTTCTGGTGGCTATAAGCCAAACACTATGGTTATAGGTAAAGAAGTCCGTGACATTCTGATCAACCACCCAGACATTCTGTCTCGCCTTAACGGTGGTTCGACTGTCAGCAACACTGCACTGATCACAGATGCTAAAATTGCTGAGATCTTTGAAGTAGAGAAGCTCTACGTCATGGAAGCAGTCAAGAACACTGCTGTAGAAGGTGCTGCTGAGTCTACTTCCTTTATTGGTGGTAAACATGCTATGTTGTGTCACACACCATCAAGTGCTGGTCTTATGACTCCTGCTGCTGGTATGACCTTTGCATGGAACTCAATTCCTGGAGCAAACAATCTGGGTATTACTGTTGAGTCCTTCTCTGATGATGCACTCAAGCGTCAACAGGTTGCAGAGCACATTCAAGTTAAAATGTCCTACGACATGAAAGTAGTTGGCCCAGACTTGGGTTACTTCTTCAACGGTATCGTTCAATAATAGTTGAACTGGTGGGATGCTCTAGGGTGTCCCACCCACATAGGAGACCCCGACATGATTAGACAAGAAAACTTCCCGTTTCAAGTAGACCGCCCTACGTTCGTAAGGGTGCCCTTTACCGCTAACGGTAGACAATGGGCTGCTGGTGATCACTTTCCTTGGAAAGAACTCAGTATAGACGATAACAAAGTCCGTATCCTATACAATCAAAGAACCCTCTTTCATAACTCAGCTAAGGAAGTTGGCATGAAAGTGGGCGATGGTCTTGAAGCCCTAGACATAGACGGACTTAATGCCCTCGTGGACAGTATTAACGAAAAGGTGAAAGCCGCTGTACCAACAACAAGAGAGTATGACAAAAAGCGTTGTAAGAAGTCTAGGGTACTAGATAAGCAACGAGGTATGATCCGTAGTTGGAGGCGTAACTACGGCGAGTTGGAGAACGGTTAATGGCTTGGACGTATGATCCTACTACCCTTGGCACAACTACTGCCGCTGGCAGATTGAATAGTGTTAGGTTGTTGTCTGGTGATACAGACACTTTTGATAAACAGCTAGAGAACGAGGAGATTGAATTTAGTCTTACTCAGACTGGCAACAATGTTTATTACTCTGCCGCTTGGGTAGCTAGGGCCATATCTTCCAAGTATTCACGACTGGTTGACACAGAACTCGATGGTGTCTTAACCTCTAAGTACTCTACTCTGGCAAAGCAGTACATGACCTTAGCAGACACCCTTGAGTATCAGGGTAAGACTGCTGGTGCTGTCATAGGTATCAAAGCCGGTGGTATTAGTGCAACTGCTGTTAAAGCTGTTCGTGAGAATACCGATAGAATAGAGCCCAGCTTTAGAAGAGATAGGTTTAAAAATCCTGCAAGTTATAACGAATCCGACTCTTACGACTACAACAGTTAGGGCTAAGTAATGTTTAGGTCTGGTGACTTATATAGACTTGTAAGCGAACACGGACAGTCTTTGACTCTGCGTAAGGTTACTACAGATGGGGCTTATGATCCTGCTACTGGTAGTAGGTCAGGAGAGGCTACAACAGATTATCCCATACTAGGCTACTTCTACAACTATGCACTAGGGATAGCTGGAAACACCGATGAAATCGTAAGAGGGTCTCGTAAGCTTCTTATCTCTGCTCAAGGGTTAGCTATAACTCCTGATGATGAAGATCTCGTTATAGGTAACGGCGACACTGTAAAGGTACTTTCTGTGACCACTATCTTCTCTGCTGGTATCCCTATCTGTCATTTGTGTACTGTGCAGGAGTAATTATGACTGTAAAACTAGAAGGCACGTTTGAAGAAGTTATAGACAAGATGGAGACCCTACCTTCAAAGGCAGTTTACGATCTTCTTTCTGAGTCTGTAGACTTCTTAATTAACAAGTCTCCCGTAGACACAGGTGCTTACATAGAGTCTCACGCACTTAGTTCTGGCGGATCAAAAACACGTAGCGTAAATCCTAGAGGCAGAAAGAAAGGTACTGGTAACAGGTCTAAGGCTAAAGAACAGCTTAAGGGTGACTTAGCAGAGTTAGACTTTTCTCAGAACACCTTTGTTTTTAATAACCATGCTAAACATGCTTGGGTAGTTGAAAATAACCCTAGAGGTAAAGTAAAAAGCCCTCACATTTATACCCAGTTACAAAACTACATAGGTACTGGGAAAGTGGAGGTAAAGGACTCAAATGGCTAGTATACATAAAACCATCAGAGCTGCATTAGAAAGTCGACTAGCCACCCTAGCTACTGCTAATTCTTTTTCTGTAGCTTACGAGAATGTTTCCTTCAACCCTATCACCGGCACCTCTTTTGTTCAGTGTGAGTTTATTCCCACGCAGCGTGTAAGAGCAGCAAGAGGTCCAAACGCTCAGATACTTTATAGGGGCATCTTCCATATAAACGTACATGCACCAGAGAATGCTGGACCCGCCGCAGCAGAAACCCTAGCTGAACTAATAATTGACAACTTTGAGTCAAACACTGACGTCTCTTACACAAGTGGCGGAACAACAACCATCGTGTCTATAGATTATACTGAAAGGGCTCAGGGCCTATTAGACACACCTTGGTACTATATACCGATCACAATCGGCTGGTACATTTATAATTAGGAGAATAACACATGCCTACCTTCGCACAGGGTTCACGGTCTAGCCTAAGCTACATTACTGAATCCACATTCGGGACTACCCCTGCTGGTAACTTCCAGAACATCCCATTCACTTCACACGGACTTAACCTAACTAAAGATTTAGTTGCTGGTACAGACATTCAAGCTGACCGTATGCCTCGCCATGAGCGTCATGGTAATAAACAATCCGCTGGCGACATTGTATGTGACCTTCGTAAAGGTGACTTCGACCCGTTCCTTGAGTCAGTCATGCTTAACACTTGGGTCAATGACGCTTCTAACGACTACTTGTTAGTTGGTACAACACCCAAGTACTTTTCTATTGAGGACTACTCTGCTGACATTGACCAAGCTCGTTTGTTTACAGGGCAGACTGTTTCTACTGTGG